ATGGGGATTGAGCTGCACAAGCTGTCAGCCAGGAAGGTGGCAACAATCAGCGAGGCTGGCTACTACGCTGACGGCGGTGGCCTGTATCTGCAGGTGACCGCCAGCGGGGCCAAGTCCTGGATTTTTCGGTATAGGTTCGAGGGCAAGCGCCCCGAGATGGGCCTAGGGCCAACTCACACTATATCCCTGGCGGAGGCCCGGGATGCAGCTCAAGCCGCCAGGAAGCTGTTGCTGGCTGGGCACGATCCTCTAGCCAGACGGCGGCAGGCCAAGGCCACCGCCGCAGCAACGCCGACTTTCTGGGAGGCGGCCGAGACGTACATCGCCGAGCGGCGGGCGGGCTGGAAGAATGCCAAGCACGCCGACCAGTGGACCAATACCCTCGAAACCTACGCCAAACCGTTCATCGGCTCCAAGCGTGTGGACCGGATCGAAACTGAGGACGTGCTGGCCGTCCTGCGCCCTATCTGGGCGACTAAGACCGAGACGGCCACCCGGGTGCGCCAGCGGGTCGAGTGCATCCTCGACGCCGTGACGGTCCAGAAGCACCGATCCGGGGACAATCCAGCCAGGTGGAAGGGGCACCTCGCCATGATCCTGCCCAAGCCAACCACCGTCACCAAAGTGGAGAACTTCCCGTCCCTGCCTTATGGCGAGATGGCGGGGTTCATGAGGGAGCTGCGCAAGCGGGTCGGCGAGTCGGCGCGAGCCTTGGAGTTCACCATCCTCACAGCTGCTCGCACGGGGATGACCACGGGCGCAGTGCCAGCGGAGCTAGACGCCAAGAGCCTCAACTGGACCGTGCCAGGCGACCGAATGAAAGCGAAGAAACAACACGTCGTGCCCCTACCTCTGGCCGCGCAGGAGCTAGCCAGGCAACGGCGTGATCGTGAGCTTCTATTCCCGAACGACGCCACCGGGGAGCCCCTGTCCGAGAACGCGATGCTGGCGCTGCTGAACCGCATGGGCTACGGCCACGTCACCGTCCATGGCTTCCGGACCACCTTCAAAACGTGGGCGGATGAAGTCGGCGAGTACCCCGACGACCTTTCCGAGGCGGCGTTGGCCCACACAATCAAGGACAAGTCCAAGGCCGCCTATAAGCGCGGAACGATGCTGGAGCGACGCCGAGAGATGATGGAGGCCTGGGCCAAGTTCTGCGGGTGCTGATCGACCTGCAGTTCTGCGGTGGGCCTGCAGGAAACCGTACGGCCTGCACTGCAAACCTCAAAATTGAGTTTTGCCTCCACATCAGTGGCTTAGGTCCATCTGCGACTTGAAATCGCAAAATCACGCCAATCAGCGTGATTTGATGCCCGGGCGGAGTCCGACTCCACTTGCTAGTTAAAGCGCCCCACTTGCTAGTTAAGCGATGGCTAAAGTAGAGGGGCTGGGGTGTGCGGAATGTTTCGCATACCCAAATAGCCGGAATTCCGGCTATTAAAGGTGGCTGCTGGCCACAATGAGGTGGCTCATGCATCCAGAGTTGACGGGAAGCTCCTTACGGAATTGTCAGGGCGCAACCAGTTGAACAAAATGTTATTCGCGTTTAAGGAGCTTGTTTCTGGCTTCATTAAACTCCTCCTGCGATATGTGACCATCTTCTTTGAGTTTGGCCCATTTCGTTAGCTCATCTGCGACAGAGTAATGCTTGAGCTTCTCCCCTTTTATTATGTCGATTTTGTGTTCGTTCTTGCTATTGTTTGGTTCCGCAGTCTTTGATGAAAATATTGGATTTCTCTCAATCCATTGACTATGCTTTGCCAGTGGACTAAAGAAAAGAGCCCTAAATAATAGTAAATATACTGCGCATGCCATTGCGATTGCCAAGAATGAATACAAGGATTCCTTGGATTTTCTGTTCTCCCAATCGCTGTATCGGGAAGCACTAGATTGGCGCTGAAGCTCGCCCATCATCGCACCGGCTGTGGCATCTCCATACTTTTGCCTGAGCATGTTTGGGGACAGATGCTTGAGGTCAAATGCAATGTCATCAATGGCATGGCCGGAAGATTCATTTGTCTGCGCTTTGGAAATTACGAATCTAGCAGCCGAAGCGTACACATCCTGGGTGTCTTTGGTTTTTGATGAAAAATAGGCTGCCGCCAACAGGCAGCCCAATAGTGGCAGCGCAAAATAAATATTAAAGAGCTTGGATGATGTCTTGATGTGAGAGAAGTCTTGGTTCTTCTTCATTAGAAATATTCCAGAAGCCAAGAATATGGCGGGAATTATTCCTACAATAAAGAGAACCAATGGGGCCATTAAGATGGCAAATACGATGATCTTGCCCTGATCTCCGCTGCTTAGTGGTTCGTTGTCCATGCTGTCCCCGTCTGGCTAATCACGATTGTCGCGCAATCCCACATGCGCCCTAACTACCTATTAGACGGACCCGTGGGTCCGGTTATACGACTTATCCACAAAGGGCCGTATGATGGGCTTTCCCCTTGGTACAGCTGGATCTTAGGGTGACTGGGTCCGGCTAACAAGCGGACGCATTGCCTGACCCAGCGGCAGGACAAACGGCAGTCCCTACCGCCAGAAATGGCGTTTGAACCGTGGTGCTGACCGCTCGCCTGGTGCCGCTGGCTGGCCGGGGGTGAAACGTAGACGTATCAAGGGGTTTGGGCCTGAATCGGCCCGAGATTGGCCCGGCAGATGGCCGGGCGGGTGCTGGTGCTGCGGGCTCTAATTGCTGGATTTCCAGCAATCGGCCGTTGCAGAGGTTTCCCCCAAAAGGGGGAGAACCTGCGACCCTGCTGGCGCGCCTTGTCATTGCCCCGTAATTGGCTGTGCCAGGGCGGTGCGGCAGTAGCAGGAAATTTTTCCGGCATCTCCCAAGGCAGGGATTCCTGCTTTGCCTGCGGCGCAGGTAAAGCGCTACTCCCCAGCCTCTTCGAAGCGCACGGCCTTGGCCAGATAGTCCCCTGCCTTCAACCGCAGCCGGGATGAAGCGGCCCGGAGCCGCGCTCGCTGCCGCCAGTTTCCGGCGCTGGACTGCTCCAGTTGCCGGGCCTGCCCGTCCAACTCAGCCGCCCGAGCCCGCGCCCAAGCGGCTTTCGTTGGATGCCACACCTGCTTCTTGGTCGATGTGCTCATGGCCTGCAGCTTGGCAGGCGTCAATCGCATGGGTTGCGACATATCTTGCGAGAATGAACGAGCATGAAACCGACGTTTTTTTCGTTTCACGGGCGTCAACAAGCTGTCACCGCGAGTCCGCGAAAACCATGCATGATCCAGCTCATTGACGCCGCCGCGAGTAGCCATCCAGTGAACGATTACCTGCAGATCATATGCAACAGCCTTCTGGTCCCCGCCACCCGTATGGACGATGTCCGAGTTGGCCTCAGAGAAACCGGCTGTTCAGCACAAATCACTGATGTTCGCGGTGTCGCCATCGCACGCTATTCGGATGGTCCTGAGGCCCCAGCCCCACGCAGCTCGTTCTGCCAGCACCTCGTTATCTTTGATTCCGGCGCGGATGCGGAAAAGTTCCAATCATGGCTAGACGAGAACGAAGAGGCCCGAAGGATCGGAGAAGGCCGGATCACGACGAGCCTTTCGGGCGTCAGCCACTGCAGAGGGGGAGTCAGCGGCCCGGCGGCGGCATATAGGGGGTAGATGCCGCGATTAGATTGGAGCCAATCGGCATCTCATAGGCTGCGACTTGCGGCCCAGTCGCACGGAAAAGTTGAGGCCTGACCAGTAAGGCTGAACTGGGAGAATGAGACTTCGAGCATCGACTTAACACATTGGTCATGCTCGTAGGCCTACCGTGAAAGAACAGGGGCAGGATGCACCGGAGGGCGTATGGGATACAGCGCGCAATACCTAACCGACGACGAGTGGATGAGCCTGCACGACGCCTACTTGGAAAATGGATGTGGACCGGTCTTCTGGCAGGTCTACCAAGAGCTTCAAATCACGGCACTGAAAAGGACAGGCGATTCCTGTGTAAAGGTCGCCAATGAAATGGCCAGAATTGCTGAAAAGATGGGCGCAACCAGGAACGCGCTGTTCGTCTAGAACAGTGTGACGCGCGTCACCCTCGGATTGACGGCTATTTCACTATCTACCCTCAATGATCTCACTGATCTCCGAGCCAGGTCGGAGAGGCCCTCACCTATACCAACGTGGAGAACATTCATGGGATCTGTTGCGATGTGGCTGGAAGGACCGGGACAAGAACGTCGCTCGGTGAAGCTCTTATCTACCGAAACGAAGCACTTGAAAGCAGGGCTCAGCGATGGGATAAGATTCTCTCGCCCTCGTGGTCAGGACATTGAACTGCGCACACTGATAGACGATAGCGGGAAGATCGCGAAGCAAACAGACTTCGACGGATTCAGGTTCAAGTACCAAGACTCCGATATCCAATGGAGTCTGGTATTCGGATGATGTGAAGGTAGCCCAGCGAACTAGCTGGGCTTTTTCTTTCAGGAGGCTTCACAACGCTCCTCATTTGTGCAACTGTGCGCGTCCTTTACCCCTGATCATTTGCCATGACCTACAAGGCAGTTGCGTACATAAGCACGGCTATTTCAGGGTTGACTGCGGATCAGTTGGACCACCTCTTGGTCGACGCGCGTGCCCACAATCAGATTGCAGGCGTGACGGGAGTCCTTCTGTACGACGGAAGGCGGTTCTTTCAGTATTTCGAAGGGCCAACGGAATCCGTTGAACGCATCTACAGTCGGATACGTTCGTCGGTTTTACATCACGACTTGGTCGAGCTTCACCACTACTCCATCGAGTTCCCCTACTTCACCCAATGGAATATGGGTTGCAAAGAAGTGGAAGACAGCGTGCTCCAGAAGATCAGCACTCAGCAGTGGATGCGTGAGGCCGACCACCTACAGGACGTTGATGGCGAAATTGGATCGCCAGCGCTCCACGATCTGATCGAGTTTTGGTTTCAGATTCAAACCGAAGTAACTCCTACCTAGTTACGGGCTGCGGGGCGCGCCAATCACAATTCCTTGGCTTCAATCGTGTGCTATTCGCTAAGGCGCCACTTGGCGGCCAATCTTCGTAGAGCCAGTGCCACCTTTCGAAGGCATAGTCACACCGACCAAAAAAATCCCACCAGTCGCCGGGAAACGAGTGGTGGGTAATAATGAGGCTTGCTCACCCAAGATGCGCAGCTTCAGAGGACGCGTTTACTATTGCACCGGACCCCTTAACTGCAGATCAGAAGGCGTGAAATCTTTGTGACCGGACAAGAGGCCTAGGAGCTAAAATAACGGGGTGGACCTATCCCTCTGCACCACCGTAACCAACCGTGTGCGGGGTTGCCGCTACAGGGCGAAACTATGGCACGCAAAGTTGCATCCTTTCCCTCGCTGGTACATGCTGAGGATGGAGCGCTTTTAGGACCAAATGATGACCACGCGTTCGTTTAGCTACTCTGATCTTCGATCAGACTTTGATCGTTCAGCCCACCATCTCGTCGCCACCTGCACAGCACTGGCGCCTCACGAGCGTCAGGCGTTGCTCGAGGGCTTGGCAGATCTAGCAGCGAAAATTGCAGACGAAGTCCAAGGTTATCGGGAAGAAGTGGCCATCCTCATAAGCATTCAACGAGTAATGCAGAGGGTGAGGGATGAGGTCTTCTCACACGCAGCTTCCCCACTCGACCACAATCAGTCATCGCTTCCTGCCTATCAGTGTGTTATCGAAGCAAGCCAAGCGCGATGAAACCGTGCCTCACAGAAACCGAGTTGGAAATGATCCAGAGTGCCTACAAGCTCTATGGATCAAGTGACGGTTTCTGGACTACTTTCAACAACATCACCGAAGCGGTTACTCAGCGAAACGAGTGTTCCGAGAAGGAAGTGACAGAGCTGATCAAGATCGCGTTCAAAGAATGGGCTCGAACGGACAGCACGTTCGAAGAAGCCTTCTAACAAAGAACAGGAAAATGAGCCCGGCGAACCGGGCCCCCTACTCCCCAGTAGAGGCCCCGGATCATGACGACCGCCATCGGTCGAGTCAAGCAATTTTGCCAATCCGGAGCGGAGCTAATCTGCAAGGGGTCCGTTTAGCCCCCACCCTGCTCGCCGGATTCAATCCCAAAGTGCGCCGCAGCCCGGTGCGTATACGCGGCCTTGATGCCAACGACTATGACCGCCGCTGGCAATGGTTCGGCCGCGCCCACGTCGTAGCTGTCACCAAGCACCTGAGCAATCGAGTTCTCGATCACCGGCCCCAGGCTTTCAGCCCGCTTCACGTTTCCGATGTAGTGCCACCACTGCGTGTGCCACAGCACCTTTCCCTCGGTGCTCGGCGTGCCGTCCTCGTTCGGCGTGAAAAAGATCTCCGCGCGACGACAGAACAGGACGTCTCGGTTGCTTTCGTCGTAGACGCGCTGCACGTCGCCACTTTCACTCAATGAAAGGTCGTTCATATCAGACATTCTCATAGGGGATAGGAAGCTTGTTCACGTCAACAAGCATCATGTAGAACGGGTTGTCGGTCATATCGAAACTGGCCGATTGGAAGTACGCGCCGTTGTTGGTGTCCCACAACCTAATCGCCGACGTATAGATGTTGTTTGCGGTTGTCACCCGCAGCGCTTCAATCTCAACATAGGCCACTTGTTGGTTCACGTTCTTGTATGTGGTGCGCGGGCCAACCATGCAGATCCCCAGCCCTTTCCCTGGGAGGAATGAACCCAGATTGACCTCATCGTTTCCGGAGACGCCACTGGTAACGACAACGAAGTCTTCAACCACAAGCGGAATATGCCGGGAGTCATATGCCACCACGCCGGACGCATCCCGCATCAGCAGCTTGGGTTCATTACCAGTCGCCGCCCGCGTCGTCTTGCCGAAGATAAACACTTCAACCTGGTACAGCATGTTTTTCTGCTTACCAAGCAGCTTCGCAACGCCTGCACGCCACCACACGCTAATGGCCCCGAGGCGACTATCGTTGTACGGCCGGATGACAACCAGCGGCGATTCTATGCCGTCAACGTTGATGTTGACCTCGGGCGGAATGATCGGGCCGAACGGTACAGACACAGAATCGCTGAACGAACTGGTGGCAACAACATATGAGCGTACCAGCCTGTAGTTTGCGAAGTCATCGCCGATCTGCACCGTATTGTCAGAGTTCCTGATTGTTAGCATCAGTAAGTGCCGTAGACGATATGCAGACCACCCACTGAGCCGGGGTATGCATTGTTGTTGGAGAACCAAACCTTGACCTTCGCATCCACAGAGCCGTCTTTCCACGTCCATGCCAGGGTTGTTCCGCTGATCGTCACCGATGGGCCAATGAACTGGTAGTCGGACTGCTGACCGTTCGGGACAAAGAAAAAGAACGGCCGAGCGTTGGCGAACTGCGGCACGACGATTGAACCATTTGCTGCAGCCGGTGCGTAAAAGCGCGTACTACTACCGCTACCCGTCTTAACCACATCTATGGGCGGGATCGACACCTTCCCCAGCATCTTCGTCAAGCGGTCGTTGATCTGCGTCACGACCCCACCGGTTGAATCGCGAACGATCAAACCTGCTGCCATTCCATCCTCCAAGAAAGACCCCGGCGCGCAGCCGGGGATCTGTATCAAAGCCCAAGTTCGATGCGCGGCAGTGTGTTCACCGTGTCGTAGACCTTGAAACCGGTTGACATTAGCTCGATGCGCCCATTTGCGTTCGACCCGCGAACAACAGTTACACCTGCAGTAGTTTTCGCCTCCACGCAGTTGGCCGTGGTGCAGTTGGCTACAGGAATGTTGGTGCCGAACCACTGCACCAAATCGCCACCAGCGCCGAAGCCGGTGCCCATGACCATCTGATACGTTGGCCCATACACGCGAATGTAATTCGCGGTCCACTCCATGCCGGTTGCACTTCCACCAGTCAGGACGCGGAACACGGTGGCCAGTACACTAAAGCTACTGCGTACACCGTCGTTCTCGTTCACCGTGCCGCTGACGTTGCCGTTTACGTCGAGCGTGACAGTGTTGCGCGCAGCAAACCTCGATTCCAGGGGAGATCGAACCTTTGCTATGAACTTCCCAAGCACCCCGTAACCGGTCGCGCCCGTGTAGAACAGTGCACCGCGTGCGCTAGCTGCGCCTGCCGGCACAACCACAGTTGCCAACTTCCCAAGCTGCCACGTCTGCCCCGGCGAAGTCAGAACGCTGTGGGTTTGCGCCAGGTAATCCCCGTTGGCATTGTTGTAGATGATGCCTGCGTAGAAGGCTGACCCCGCAGCCATGTTTCCGCCGTATGTGTCAACAGAAATGTCGATAATATCGCCGGGAGTCACTTTTACGGCATCGGGTGAGCCACCCTCATAACAAGTACCGGTGATCTGAACGTGATAGCCGGACGGGTGACCGGAACCCGGGCCAATAGGTGCGCCCATTGTCGATGTAGTCCACAGTCCCTTCCCGCTTGACCCGTCGAATGAAGTTCGGCGAACAACATCAGCTTGATTTACGATGCGCACACTCGACAGCTGAGTGATAGATGCGCTGTTCTGACCAACCGTTGCTTTCACACCGCTAAGGTCGGATGCGGTTGCGCTATTCGCCGTGGCGGCAGCCTGCTCAGCGGCGACCACACGGGCCTCGCTCGCCAGCATCCCTGCGCCTGCTGGTATGCGTGCTTCGATTGTGTCCGTTCGCGTTCCAAGCGCATTGTCCCGAGTAACAGATGCCTGCTCTACCGTGGTCACACGAGCATCTACTGTCGCAGCGGCAGACGAGGCCGCTGCGGCAGCGGCCGCTGCATCCGTCGCTACCTTGTCGGTCACCGCAACCCAAGCAGACCCGTTCCAGCGCTTCGGGGTATTGGCACCGCTATTAGTATCTATCCAGAGATTCTGCGCGAGCCGGTCCGCAACTGCTGGGGCCGAAGAACCATAGACCACCTTCCCCTTCTCTCCGGCGCCAGAAAGTGCGTTGGCAGCCGCTGTCTGCGCCGCTGCTGTCGCCTCGGCAGTTGAGAGCGCCCCTGCACCAGCCGGCATGCGCGATTCGACCGTGCTCAGCCTGCTGGAAACTGCGCTGGTTGCCGTCGCCGCAGCGTTCTCCGCTGCCGTGACCGATGCGGCTGTCGCCAGGCCGCCGCTGCCTGCGGGCAGGCGGGCTTCGATGGTGCCCACCCGCGATACCGTTGCACTATTTGCCGTTGCTGCGGCGTTCTCAGCAGCGATCACGCGGGCTTCGTTGGCGAGTTTGTCGCTGCCAGAAGGCATGCGCGCTTCAATGTTGCTGGTACGCGTGCCCAGGGCGTAATCGGCGTTGGCCCGCGCGGTGGCTTCCGTAGTGACAGAGGCTTCGGTAGCAACCTTACCGGTGCCAGTCGGCATTCGCGCCTCAACTACGCCAAGGCGGGTGGAGACAGCCCCGGTAGCAGTTGCCGCAGCGGTTTCGGCTGCGACTACGCGCGCCTCATTGGCCAGCTTGTCGGTGCCAGTGGGCATGCGGGCTTCAATGGCGGACGTGCGAGTAGCATTCGCGGCATCACCATTCACCCGCGCGGATGACTCTGCGGCAACAGAAGCCTCGGTTGCGACCTTCCCGCTTCCCGAGGGCATCCGCGCTTGCAAGCTGGAAACGTCGGACGCAACAGCACCAACTGCCGTAACGCGCGCCTGGCGCTCACTGAAGACAAGCCCGCTTGTTACCTGCTCAATGTCCGTGCCGGTGTAAGTTCCACGCATCTGCGCCGCAAGCGTTTCCCGCGCTGTCGCCTGTGCAGAATCGCCACTGATACGAGCCTCGCGCTCTTCCTGCAGTGCTGCAGCAGATGCGCCTGGGGACGGACGACCAAGTGCGATCCAGTCGTACTCCATGTAATCGGTGCTGCCGGTCATGCCCGAATACGGATAGATGCGCACGCGGGTTACACCTGCGGGCCACGGAATATCCTTGGCGTCAACAGTGGCGATGCCATTGGCATCATATGCAGGCTCTGGAATAACCACCTGCTTGTTGGCGTCCCACGTAGCATCAGCAGCAGTGATCCAGCGGACCCAGCCGCGCCACGCCCCTGGACTGCCAACCTTCCGCAGCCGGAATTTCAGATATCGGTAGGCGGTGGAGTCAAAGGACAAGACCGGTGACTGCACGTTCTGCGTCGCGTTCGCGGAAAAGTCCGGGCGCAGCCAGCCATCAACAACAGCTATGGCCGAACTGCTCGGAGCAGTCCATCCCTCCACTGCTGTATTGAAATGCCAGATGCCGCCACCAGTATCGAACTGCTCACCGGTACCGGCGCTGATGGTTGCAATCTGGCTGGCAAGCGACGCGTCGGCCGTCTGGCGAATCGTCGCCTCATTGGTGATCTTTGCTTCAAGTGCAATCTGCGCATTCAGGAGGTTGTCTGCGGATGTAGCCGCAGACGCATTGATTTCGTTGGTCCGCGCCAGTGCCTCAGCCGCGATGCCCTGCGTGCGTGCCAGCGCTTCTGCAGCGAGTTCATTGGCACGCGCGGTCTGCTCGGTTGCAATAGCCGACGCGCGGGCAGCAGCCTCGTCCGCAACGGCTGCCGCGTTTTCCAAGTCACCTTGGACGCGATCTACGATTTCCTGGTCAATCTTTTGCTGCTGCGCTGCCTGCTCTTCGGTAATGTCGCCGATCTGCTCGCCAAGGTTGGCAGTCAGGGTGCGGGTGACATTTCGCGCGTTAGTAGACAGAACGCCGTTGGTGTTCCGGCTACGGCAAGAGAATGTCCACGTCCCGGCCTCTGGCACTACAACCTCAAACGGGGCCGTGTGGTAGCCAGTGTCTCCAACCGGCGTCATATCCTCCCAAACCGGCGACGACACGCTGCCTGCGGTATACCGGATCTCGACGCCCGCAAAATCCGGGGACTGGATGGTTTCTGCCAGCCAGCCCCACGTGTAGATGCGCACGCCGCCACTGCGCTGTTCAACATCAAACAGATCCACAAGTTTCGGGGGAAGCTCGGCACCGGCAGTCACATAAGCTGCGGACACGGCGACGCCAGGCTCACCATCAGGCGAGAACGGGCGGACAACAATGTTGTAGGCACCGGCAGACGGGATGCGCCAAGTCGCCATGCGCGTCTGGGTCTGGGCCACCTCCTCCAGCTCCTGGCCATCGATGGCAGCGCGCACGACAACGTTGCCAACCGGGCCGGACACGTCGAACGTGGCGGTCAGCTCGGTGAAGGTCGTGTTGCCCTGAACTACCTGCTGCTCCGTCACACGCAGATTCGACGCCACCGGCCGGGTCTGGAGCAGCGAGCCGCCCGGCGACGGGACATAGTCGCCCGTAAGGACGTAGTTCCAGAACTCCACGCCCTCTTGGACAACGCGCACGCTTGCGCCTTTCAGGTCCGACTCCGGCTCCACGCTCACGACGCGCACGCGCAGGCCCGGGGTCTGCTTGAAGTCGTAGATCCAGAGCGTGTCGTGTGCCGGGTTGTTCGGGGTAGCACCCGGCACGGCCGCATCAGACGGCCACGCGTCCAGCAGCTCGATGGTGTCGGATTCCCCGGTAAAGGGCTTGACCTTCAGCACCCGATACACGCGCTCGCCAGGGATGCGCAAACCGATGTACCCCACGCCACTGGGCGGCGCTGGTACAGGCTCGTCCAAGCGCAGCGTCACCGTCCCTGCACTGTCGGCGGCAGCCACGACGCGGCCGCCGTAGCCCCACTGCGTCATGTCGTGCTGCATGGCCAGCACGGAGAGCCGCTGGTAGCTCAGGTGCTCAATGTCCGTGCTGTAGCTAATGTCCTTGTACTGGTACAGCGACTGGGCAAGGTGCCAGCGCGCCATGCGGGCGGCATGCTCCTCGGTGGTGACGCCCTCGCCGGTGACCTGGGCCGGGTTGAGCATCGTGGTCACGCCCGGAGCGGGTACGCGCAGCGTCTTGGTTTCCCACGTCGTCTCATCGATGTACGTATATTCGATACCGTCAGCGGCGTTGCTCAGGCTGTAGTCGACCTGGAACTGCCCCTTCTTGATCGTGCCCATGTTGACCACGCCAGACAGCGGCTGGTCCTGCGCGGCCCAGACGACGCCCAGGCGGCCACCAGCCCAGGTGATCTGGCCGAAGCCGGCCAACGCGATGGCCGAAAGCACCTGCTCGTGGTTTCGCGCGTCCTTGATGTGGAAGTTGTACGCGTAGCCGTTGGCGGCGCAGTGCAGCGTAAAGGCCTTGAGCGACTCAACGTCGATCTGATCCTCATCCAGCGCCATGCCGCCGAGCAGACGGCCGCCGCGGCGGATGCCTCGTGCATAGGCAAGGATCTGCGCGCCCGGGTTGCTGGTTTCTTCCGTGGTCCACGCGCTCCCGCCCCACACCGGAATGGGGTCGGCGTACCCGATGGCGCGCAGCTCGTCCGGGGTTCCGTTCAGCTGCCCGGTTGCCTTCAGCTCCAGGCCGGTGCGTGAGATCCCGGTGTAGTCGCCCTCATCCACCTGCACACTGGTGAGCGTGGTCCAGGTGAACGCAGCTTGGGCACCGCTGCCATTGGTGTTCAGGCCAGCCGTGCGGACACGAACGTCATACTGACCGCGCGCAACGTCCCTGCCGAAGCCAGCGCGATATGCCTTGGTCTTGCTGCTGGTGAGGGTGTAGCTGCCGAAATACTGCCAGTCGCCCCCGCTCGTCGGGCGGTACTGGACCTCCACCCGCTCAGTATTGTTCTTGTCCTTGCCCTTGCTGGTCTTGTCGTAGAGCTGGTATTCCAGCCCGACAACCAGGCGCACGGTATCTGCCGAGCTGGTGCGTTCGATCCACGCGCTCGGGGTGTGTTTCGGGTCACTGCTGGTGTCCAGCAGCTGCCCACCGTCGATCACATCGGCGTTGCTATAGAGGGGGATTGCCTGGTCCGGCATCTGGCTGTAGCCAGCGTGGTAGACCTTGGCCCCCTCATAGCTGCTCAGCAGCGTATCGCCGTTGTAGATCTCCTCGACGCGGCCGACATTGATACCCGCGCACAGCTGAAGGCCCAGATACTGGTCGTTGCCTTCGTACCAGGTGTATGGCTTGCTCAGCAGGTCGGGCGTGATGCGCACCTTGCCGAACAGCATGGGAAGCGGCTCATACTGGCGCAGCTGGTTCCGGGCACCGGACAGGGAATAGACAGAATCCTGCGACTGGTTGCCCATCTTGGCTGGCTTGGGGCCGAGCACCTTATTGACGAGCATGGAGCCCGCAATGAAGAGGCCAGCACCGATCAGGGTGGCCCCCATTCCCCCGGCAGCAACGCCGAAAGCACCTGAGATCCAGCCCGCGCCTGCACCCATGGTGAAGTAGGTGAACAGAATGGGCCTCGCACCAGCCTCGCTCGTCACCGTTGCGGGCTGGATCGGCAGTACATCTCCCGCGCCGCTCGGACTCCAGGCATAGGAAGCGTCAGCGAGCGCATAGCCCGTTTGCTGTTCAACGATCTCCCGGGCTGCGGAAATCATCTTGCTGATATCCGCATCCAGAGCATCACCGTCAAAGCGCAGGCGGGTCTTCGCCTCTGCGACCGTCACCGGCTCTGCAGTGGCGGCGGTCATCAGGTACAGCATGGCTTCACGAACTCGGTTTCGTCAATGTCGCCCCAGTAGCCGCCGATCACGCCATGCAGATACACGGTGGCCTCTGCCCCGCTGGTTTCGGCGCGCAGCGGCTGGGATGCCGCAGCGTTACTCTTCGCCAGCTGCAGCAGCTTCGGAATCGTCATCGTTCTCGTCCTTCTTGGTGGTGTCGCCAGGCCGTGCCTGGTAATCCGTGGGGTTGTAGAGCCGGTCCCCGCCCTCGACGGGCGGTAGGTTCTTCATCCGGCGCACTTCATTGATCGTCATCCAGCCCTGTGTACCGGGGCCGCCGAGCGCCTTGCCGAAATACTCACCCTGCGCTTTTGAGTCACCGGCCATGAGGCCGTCAACGTTGTGCTCCACGAAGAAGCGCGAGGTCAGGAACAGCTTGCGGTTCAGCTCATCGCGGAAGCGCTTCAGGTGCGGCCCCAAGGTGTGCTTGACGAAGCCGATGCTCATCTGCTCGATACCCGACCCGAAACTGCTGGCCTTGGTTGTCTCGCCGATCATGTGAGGCGGAACCCCGAAGGCCCGCGCAACATCGATCACCTGCCACTGCCGCGACTCCAGCAGCTGCTGGTCCACGGCGGACATGGTTAGTTCCTTGACGTCCAAACCCTGAGTAAGGATCAGCGGGATTCGTCGGTTGCCTTGGTTGCCGCCGTACTTCTTCACCCAGGCATCGCGGAACTCGTCCTGCTGCCCCGTTGTCATCTTGCCCGTCGTGGTGATCGCCACCTCGGGCTTGCCGCCCTCGCTGAAGAACTTCCCGGCGTGCTCGTCGCCCTGCAACGCGATGCCAATGCCATTGCGCGCGCCCCACTGGATCACGGACATGGAGTGGATACCGTTGAATCCAAATCCCGGCAGATGCAGCACGTCGGCCTGATCGACGGTGAAGTAACCCTCCTTGTCGGAGAATGTGTACTGAAGGCGGCGCTCATCGCGGGGCGAATTCCGTTCCTGCTCCAGGATCTGCACCTGGTTGCGGGGCCAAGGCAAGATGGCAGTCACCTGTCCTGCGCGATTCCGCTTCAGGTAAGCAATCCCGTCCCCGCGCAGCAAGACCTGGGCAACCAGGTACTCCCAAGCTGCAGCGGTCGGCCAGGCCGAACTCATCTGCTCGTTGAGAAGCCACCAATAGTCATGGTCGGCCCGCTTGCGCGACTCCTCCGTGCGCTCGTAGACGTGTAGTGGCAGCTGCGAGATGGCTCCCGCGATCAAGCTCACGCAGGAAAACACCGCCGAGACGCGCATCGCGCTGTCGGGCGTCACCACAGCGCCAGATGCAGTGGTCGGATTGCCGAAAATCTCGAACATTCGCAGGCTGGAAGACGAGGCTGTCTCGCCTTCCACCACGTTTCCGATTGTCGGCTCAACCCGGTCTCGCGGGTCAGGGCGCGGGCTGCTTCCAAATAGTCCAAGCATCAGTTCATCACCACGAAGCCTTGTGAAATAACGCCGTTCCCCGCTTCGGGGTTCAGCTCCATGAGCGATACCGCATCGAACACCGCCATTAGCGGGTCGATCTTTGCCGAGCCAGAGGCCTGCTTGGTGATCAGGATGGCGTTCCCGCGCGGCTCGATCTTCGCGTTGCTGACACTCCAGGCCATCAAGGGCTGCCCGCTGTGCTGCAGCGAGCCCTCAGCCAACCGGCGCTCGGTTGTCTTGATTGCGCCCCCGAGCTTCCAGCCCTGCGATACCGCCTTGATCTTGTCCTGCGGGACGCCAGCTTCCTCCAGGGCGTCAAGAACCGCGCCAATGCCAGCCGGGTCAGCGCCGACGCCAGCAAGCAACCCTGCATCCTCAAGGTCTGCAACACACGCGGCCAGCTCTCGCACGTCGTCGCCGATCTGCTCCACCAGGCCCAGATCACCGTCCGCAGCGAAGTCCCGCAAGCGCGGGGCGATATCCTGCCGCCGCTGCAACACAGATGGGTGCGCCCAGGCCCGCGTCCACACCAGCCAGTTGCGCGAGTCCGATTCACGCCCCACCACCGCCAGCCCCAGCAGATCGTCCAGGCCTCCGCCGTCGATCCCAACGGTTACGACCTCGCAACGGGCCATCAGGCTGTCCAGCGTAAGCCCCGGCAGCGCGCGCGCCAGCCAGTAGTCAGCACCGGCCCAGCGGTCGGACCTAAGCGCCAGACCAATCTCCACATTGAGGTGCTTGGCCAAGAACTCCTGCAGCTTGCCGTCGCGGGAGTTCTGCAGGCGTTTGAGCTGCCCCTCGATCCATTCCGCATTGACCGACCGGCCAATGTTCGGGTTGGTGATGTAGTAGTTCTCCGGCTTGAGGTAGTCCTTGGCCTCGACCATCGCCTGTGGGAACTCATAGAGAACGCCCAGCGTGGCCGGGTCCAACGTCACGCCGTCGCGCACATCGCGCCAATACTGCAGCTTTTCCTTGAACACGCCTGCCGGGGCATCGTCCGCCTGAGTCGTCAGGAAGATCACCCAACCCTCATCGCGGGACACCTGCCCGCCCAACGCCTCCAGGAACATCGCCTGGGCATTCGCTTTCTTGCCGAACAGCCATAGCTCATCGACCAGCACCCGCCCGGCCTTCTTGCCGGACACTGTGTCCGTATCAGCGGCCACCACCTTGAGCGTGTTCCGGCTCACCCGGTGGGAGATGGTGCGCAGGTGCTCCTGCACATGGAACATCGCCTGCAGCTCTTCGTCGGCGCGGATCATGCCCGCCGCTGGCTTGAAGCTGTTGTCTGCAACTTCCTTGGTTGGGGCAAGGATGAGGTGCTCTTCGTCCTCGCGCCAGCACAGAATGGTTGCCGTCAGCATGATCCCAGCGGCAATGGTGGACTTGGTGTTCTTCTTGCTGATCAGCAAGCCGTACTCGCGGATCAGCTGCTTGCCGGTCTCCGCGTCGTAGCCGCCGAAGATCGCGCGCACGAAGTCGAACACCCACTCCTCTGACACCTCGCCAAAGGTCGGCTTGCCGGGCAAGTCCACAATGCGCAGCGCCTTGAATATCTCAAGGGCCTGCTCTGCTTCGTTCGGGTAGATAGGCGGAGGGATGATGCCGCGCTGGTCGATCAGGCGTTGCTCCCAGTCGGGGCAGGCCGTCGTCCACGCGGGCATCATTCCTTACCACCCTTCACCAGTCGCATCGGCGCTTGTCCTGGGCCGAACTTCCCGGCCCCAACCACGCGCTCAGCAGCCGCCTGCTTCTGATCTTTGATGCCCCCGGCCTTCTTCGGGTACTGGTAAGGCATGAGTGCCTTCGCAGCATCCACCCGAAGCTTGATATCCGTCTCCTGGTCGTTCATTACGCCCTGCAGGAACTTCTGCGGATCACTCGTCAGCAGCAGCTCCGACATGTTCAGTACGGGCTCTTTGGGAGGACGACCAGCCCCAGGGCGAGCACCGCCCGAATTCTCGCGCGGGCCTCCGCTGCGCCCCTTCTTACCTGCCATTTGCTGATTACTCCTGAATCGGCATAAAAAATGCACATGCGAGGACAGGTGGTTTCCGGTCGAGAATCACTCTCACCTTTGACCCTCCCCCTGCCCTCGCGTGGAACATCACCGCCGTGGAACCTGTCGGCCCGCCTTGGCAATGTCGCCCTGCGTCTTGGCCGCATGGCACTCGATGCACCTCACGCAGCAGTTCGCATCCGTGTCCTCGCCACCGTTGACCAGCGCCACGTCGTGGTCGAGCTCAAAACCATTGGGGTAGCGCGTCAGTACGCTGCAGTCCTTGCAGGCTGGGTTGGCCGTCCAGATGCGCAGGCGTCGTGCCTGTAGCCGTCTGCCAGTGAGGCGCTGCCCTCCCGGGGTAGGAACCCATGCGAGGCGCTGGCCTGCTGGCTTGAGGCGTGGCTGGATGGTCTTCAGCCTTCCCATCGCGCGCCCTCTGCTCGGGTGGAGTCGGACTCCACTGGCGTTCCCAGCTCCTCCCCCAGCAACATCGCCACGGCCTGCACCAGCAGCCCAATGTGTTCGCCCTGCGCTGCGGTCTGCTTAGCCTGTTCTGCGATAGCCAGCTGCTGCGCCTCAACTACTGCCAGCAGCCTGTCGATTCGCTCATCCATCAGAACTCCTCCACATCCCAGCCGCCACCGTCCCGCTTGGCCTTCACTTTCACTGCGAAGAAGCGGAACGGGAACATGGCCGCCGCGATCTTGATCTTGGCCCTGGCGTCGTCCTGCCAGAACCCCTTCACCTCGTGGAACTCAATCACCCCATCTGCGGCCATCACCGCAAAGTCAGGGGTATAGAACGTGTTGTCAGCCAGTCGTAGCTTGATGCCCTCGAACTTGTGCCAGAGGATCTGCCCCGCCTGCTCCAGCGCGCGCAACCGCTCGCTATAGGCTTGCTCAGTCCTATTGAGCTGTCCGGTCTTGAGCCGCCCCAGCGCCAGCACATGACGCGCCGCTCCACCCCGCCCAGCCATCACTCTTCTCCCGGTGGCGGCGGTGTGCCGGTCCAGCGTTTAGGCCGCTCGCCGAGTACGTACCGAACGGTTGTACAGATCGCGTCACTGATGAAGCAGGCGGCAATAGCGGTAGAGATGCACACCAATCCTTCCACCCAGTTCATGGCACGACCTCAGCCCGATCAGCCTCTACGGTTTCTTGGCAGGCACGGACCTGGTCGTCGGCGTCTCGCCCGATTCGAACAAGATCGCCCTGATCCTTTCTTCGTAGCTCGGCGAGCGCATCACGTTCGATGGCGGCGGCGGTAGCGTCGGACAGGCGGCTGGTTTCGCACGCTGCCCACTGCTTGCGCAGCTGCAAAGTGCCGTCATTGAGCTGAGCAACAACAGTCGAAGGCAGACTTTCGTTTTCACTACGTTTTGCCTCATATGCAGCGCCAATCTCATGCAGGCGTTCGTTTTGCTGGTGCTCTACTGAGCGGGCCTGCTCGACCGCCTCGACCATTTTGTGGGATTGCTCAATATGGTCCTTGGCCTCGGCCAGCTCGCAGGATCTATCCCGCCACTCCCTTCCAGCCCAGAAGGAGACCAGCAGGCTAAGCAGCCACACTGCGAGGATGATTTGCAGCCGGGTCATCGGTCAGGCTTCGTCGCGTTCTGCAGGTTCTTCACCACGTCGGACACAGCGTCTGCGGTGTAGGGCCGATTCTTGTCAGTAAGCGATCCGCCCAGCGTTACGGCATCAGCGACCACAGCTACCGGAATGGTCACGACGCCAACAGCTGCCTTAGCCAACCCTTCGATCAATCCGAACATTTCACTATCCCCACAGCGCCACGCCAGCGACCACGAAGGGCAACGAAACCAAGATCCCGAAGATCAAGCCACCGACCATGCCGCTATAGGGATTCCAGAAGTGATACCAGCGTACGTCGTTCACTCAAACCTCCACGCCCACAAGGGCTGATGTGTTGCCGAAACGGGATTCCCCGGTTCGCGTTAGCCTTCGCCCACGCCAGTGCCGAGCACAATGCAGTCGCCGGTGTTCTGTTCGATCCAGCCGTTCTTTGCTTCCATCAGTCAGCCCCTACCCTCGCACATCGCCCGCTCAGCGGCACGGCGGTTGACCAGCCCCTGCACGCGCTTGCCGCCTGCATAGGTCCATTTCGATAGTTCCTCGCACCAGCCCGGCCCCTGCTCGCCTGCGTTGATGCGGCGAACCAGAGTCGAGCGGCAGGCAGCGCCCACGCCCACGTTGTAGGCCCAGCTCAGCACCGCAGCCCACTCGCGTTCCCGCAGCGGCTGCTTGATGCACTGACTGATGCCAGCGAAGTACGCGCCTAGCTCGCTATTGAGCCGGTCGCTGCATTCCTTCTCGCTGTAGGTCCGCTGCTCGATGTTGGTCGTGCTGCCGTAGCAAACGGTCAGGACGCCGACAATGTCGCGGTACGGCTTGGGCTCGTAGCCCTCCCATGGCTTTACCAGGGCGGTTGCTGCGAGCAGGACGCCAAGGACTGAGCCGCCGATGACCTTAGCCTTGATCGACACGGCTGCGCCTCCACGGGAGCCACCACTTCGTCACGATGTGATGGGCGATCATCAGCAGGGTGTAGACCGCAGTAAGGGCATACACCCAGTCCTGCAGGCTCATCCCGGCCACTGAGGCAGCGACTACGCTAGCGGGCGGCGTCAGCTTCGCAATACCGGCAGCGACGCTATCGGCGTATTCGTGTTTCACAAGTCGGCCCCCTGTGGGCAGTCTGTTACGGGAGTTCAATTCCCATGATTTCGGTGCCCAGCTGAAGTCGTAGATCGCCTACATCCGGGGTGAAGTAGTCGCACGCATACTCGCCGTCGCGCATTTGGGCCAGTACAAACAGGCCTTTCACTTCGCCGCGTAACACTTGTTCGCGCAACCCTTCAACGATGCCAAGCACTTCCGGGTTTGGCTTCATGCGACCGCCTTCACTGGTGCCGATCCCGGCCAGCTGCGCACGTCCTGCATCCACGTCCCGCACTCTTGGCACTGATAGCGCTGATAGCGCCGGGTCTTCGTAACCTGCCAGCCCCGCGCCTGGAGCTTCTCGCTCTGACACATCGGGTTGCTGCAGCACAGCCCGCCGCCGATAGCGGCGTTCGGCAGACCCAGCACCCAGCCCTTACTGTTGAGGCGGTCGAACACCTGTTCCGTGAGCTTCACGTCACCGATGTTGTACCGCTTCATCAAGCCCTGAGCCTTCGGGCAGCCATTCATCACGTCGCGCCAAAGGTCGAATCCCCCGGTCTGCACCTTCTTGCCGATGCCAAGCCACTGGGCTACGTAGTCCAGCTTGTAGCTGGGCAGATAGACCTGCTTCTTGACTGACCGCATCAGGTCAACTTTGGCGAACGGGGATGGTTTGGACAGCCCAAACTCAAGGAACTGGGTCTGGATCCACCGAACGTCGAATTTGTCGCTATTCCAACCGGTTACCGCATCGGCCTCATCAAACAACCGGTGCAGCGCCTTCGCCATAGCCTTCCGGCCATGCTCCCACTCGCTGTAGAAGTGAGTCTTGCGCTCGCCGTGAAACTTCGCGGCAAAGCACAGCAGGGTGCCGGCCTTCTGGATCTGGTTGATCCCGATGTTCTGGTTCCACAGACCCCAGACGTAGGCCTCAGTGGGGCGGGTTTCGATATCGATTGTAAGCAGGCGCATCAGCCGCCCGTCCTTATGGCTTGCACCGGAACTGGCTGAAACGCAGCCTCTTTGACCCCCAACAGGAGATCGACCGCACGCTGCGCCGCCGCCTGACTCTCAAAATAGCGGCTCACGACGTAGCCACCGGCCACGCGCTCTACGTTGACCGATGACATGCGATCTCTCATTTGGCCCTGACGTGCATCCGGCCCATCCGGCGTAGAGGTCAGGAAAAGCCCATAACGCGAAAGCCCCGGCTGTCCGGGGCATGAGTCGCGCGCGATGGTAGGAGAATTTCAAATATCGCTGGGTCTAGTCAAAACCCAATCAAGCCGCCACCGCTTCGAACTGTTCCCGTGCCTTCAGCTCGGCGCTTCGGAACCGACCCAGCAGCCACAGATAGACCGGCTTCCAGTTCCGAACGAAGTTCCGGGAGTCCATCTCATCCAGCGCATGGGCTCGCTGCAGATCCGGTGCTTGCGCAAAGCCCGTCGCCAAACAGGCCGGGCAGTCCGTGACCAACTCATCGGCGATGACGAAGCAACGCCCCTCGCACTGCTCGCACTTGTGGAACCGTGCGATCTCGCCGATAGCGGCGTCCGTCAGGGCCGGAAGCTGCTCCATCACGTTCTGCGGCCACGTCTCGGCGCGGATCACTGCCAAGCGCTCCCGCCTCTGCTCCACCTCTCGGCGCTGTTCATGGCTGGCCGCCCGGGACCAGGCTACAGCTGCCTCTGCCAGTTGCAGGTCTAGATGGGCCTCCGAAAGCCGCAACCGTTGCCGCTTCAGCTCAGGGGCAACCAGCGCCACTACGGCGTCCTTCAGCTTGTGACGATGCAGCCGCGCCCCATCCGGGTTCCAGCACGCCTCGAACACCTCGCGCGGAAGCCCGGCATCCATGTAGCCCAGCGCCCCGGCTACATCGATCCGGACGAACTCAGGCTTGCCACCACCCATGCCCACATCGAACCGGACGTTGGTCGGATTGAGCTTCGCCAGTTGCTTGCGGGGGTCAGTCATTGGTCTGCTCCTTATCGTCAACCTCAAGCCAACCCGTGATGTTTGTGATCGGGCTGCTGAATCCGCCGCTAGCCGAATGGCAGTAGTCTCCAACCCGCTTCATGAGCGCCCAGTTATAGCTGCGGCGGCCATTCGTCGACCCCCACGGAGCAGAATCCATATGCTCGCGAACGAGTAGCCAGACGCCCTCCGGCATCTCTCCAGTGTTCCATCCAAGCTTTGCACTGACGCGCATATCCCTGGCATCGCCCCAGAACCAGTATGCGTACCACCAGAGTTTCCCTATAGCAGCAATGCCTGCAACGATCAGGACGCCCGCACCCACTAAACCGCAAAGCCACCCAAGAATTGAAATCTCCACCTCACACCCCCTCGTTAGCGGCAGCGCCGCCGTTGATTCGCTCGATTTCGATCACGCACCCCGGCACGTCCAGCGCATCCGGGCCTTCATTCGGGTATCGCTTGGAGGCGAAGCACTCCACCACCCGGGCGTCGTCCTTCCAGATGCCAGCCTCGGTCAGCGCGTCCTCTGTGGACCGCACCAGCTTGGACAGGTCAGGCGTCCGCATTGGGTACGTCACGCGGCGCTTTGGGGCGCTCCCGGGCTTTGGCAGAGTGAAGGTCATCCGCACCCGCACTGCCTCATCCAGTGGAGCCACACCACCCCGGGCCTCTAGCGCTACTGCCTTCACGTCCTGCCGCCAGGGGCGAACCTTCTTGGATGATTCCGCAAGGATTGCCCGCCCGGCGTTGCTCATGCCCTTAAAGGACTTGCTGCCCTGAGGCGCAGGCGTTCCAACCACCACCAATCGATAGCTCATTGAATCCCCCTTGCGTCCTTCATCGCCCTGCGCCAGCGGAATGCCGTTGCCCTATCCATTCCGTACTCCTCGACCAGCTCTTGCCATGTGGGGAGACGGCCCGGCCAGCGAGCCGCAACCCGAAACGCCATTTCAATCGTCACGTTTGTGTAGTGCCGAGGGCCTGCGTGCTCCACTGACCACTTTTCTACGCTGCTCATTTCGCCCCCTTTACATCCAGCATCCCGTGGTCATGCCACCAGCGCAGCGTCCGCACCGTTGCCCGGAAGGCGTAGAACAGCCATTCCTCAGAGCCGCGGGCGATACCGTGAGTGGTCCCGTTTGAGTCCATAACCGTGTGACAGGGGCCGCAAGAAAATCCTGCACAAAGGTCGTCTGGCTTCTGCGCGCCGCCCGCGTTGCCGCTGAATCGCCAGTGCGCCAACATGCAGCCGGCAGACTTGGCATCCGTGGCGTCTCCGCACACCCCCTCGACGTTCACCATGCAGTGCGCGTCGTGGTGGCCGGCGGACTGGCGCAGGTGCTTGGAGACGATGGCCATGGATCAGCGCCCGCCTTGGATCGCATGCAGCCGCGGAACCTGCACGCCCTCACCAATCACGGACGGGAGCCGGCCGATGTCGTCTGCCAGGCGGTGCGCGTCCAGCTCCGTCTTGACGGTCGCCACGTACTGACCAGCCACCATGCTCAGCGCCTTGGCTTTCTCCACGTCCGCGGGCTGGCAGTCCCTGTCGTTCAGCAGCTCCATCATCGCCACCAGGTGATCGCGAACGTCGCTCATCTTGTTCTTCATGCTGTGGTTTCCTCTCTCAGTCGGTTGTTGATCTTTCGGTTAAGTGCACCCTTGAGCTGCATCAACTTGTTCAGCTCTTCCGGGTAGCGGGTATGGCGTGAGTTGCGCCGCATCAGCTCACCGCGGCTAACCAGCTCGATGGCCTCTAGCGTTATTTCCTGCTCGACAATGGTTGCGCGGCCTGCCTTGAAGGTGACCGCATGGCCTGCCGGTACCGGCCCGTTCGCCGCCTCCCACACAAGCCGCGTCACGGCAATCCACTTGCGGCATCCCTTCAGCTGCGGATCGTCGGTGACCTTTCGCTGGAGCTGGCCGTCATTGATCCGAAGCGACCCCACGCGCTTGTAGAGTCGCGCCGCCTTTCCGCTCAGCTGGCCCGGCTTGAACCACGTTGCTTGGCAGTTGGGGTGATGCCCGGTCGTGCCTTTCTTGCCCTGATTCCACGTTGTGTGGCCCGGACGGAACACACCGGGCTTGCGCTGGTGGTATTCGTCCGACTTCTTCAGGCCCAGTACCACAGCCTTGTTTGAGATCGAGGATTCGGTGCGGCCGAACTGCGCGGCAAGGTCGCGGGTATGGGTGTCCGCGTACAGCCGCGCCAGCTTGTCCAGATCCTCTCGGGTCCAGTGTCCGGGGCGCATCACGCCACCGCCTTGTATTCGCTGTTCGGGAATTGCAGATGGACGCCTAGAGGGCCGTAGTGCCGCCGCATCGCCTCCAGGTACTGGGTCAGCTGCGGCGTCTTCATCAGCGACGTGACCGGGAACCACTCCATCAGGATCAGCTTGTTGGCGTAGGTCATCGGCTTGACTGCGGCGTCGTACTTCTCGCGGAAGTCGGCGTCCTCAGTGCGCAGGATCGGAACGCCGAAGTGCAACTTGCAGAAGGACTTGACGCCCAGCGCCGTGTCTTCCCGCAGCTCGGCGGCGATCTGCTCGTACCATGTGTGGCTGATGGCGTTCTGGTCGAGGGTGCGAGCCTTGCCGCTGGACAGGTTTACGGTGATGTACCGCTTGGCCTTGAACTGCTCGCGCAGCTCTCCGATTGCGTTCTGCAGGGCTGCATCGCTGTTGACGGTCAGCCTCATGCCCCACCCTCCGAGCGGGCGGCGTCAGCCATTTCAGCGGCGAGTTTCAGCAGATAGCTCGCCGGGCTGCAGCCGAGTGGATCAGTACCGCCAACCCCTGCAAGAATCTTCCCAACGTTGGAAACCTTGCGCGAATCTGACACTCGCTCAGCCACAGCCGCATCCCGCTCTGCCTTCAGGCGGTCGATGGCCCGCTGGTCGTAGAGGGGAACATCAGCAGCCGGGATGATCTTCTCCTTAGGCGCGATGAAACCGATCAGCCCTGAATTAACCTTCCCAAGCTGCTCGTCAATCGTCCACGCCACCGGCTTGATCTCGTTCGCGCTCATGTCAAGCTCCTTGTGCTTTGATGGCCGACTTTGCGACTGCGCGCAGCGACAACTTCGCCCGACCAAGATCCTTCCTTGCTGCTTTCCGCTCGCCGATGAGTTCCCACGCACGGAGGCAGTGAGGACAGCCGGTTTCTTCGTCCCGCAGGTAGTCGGTAATCTCACCTTCATTGAGGCGGACGCCCCCGTATGGGCCCTCCGTCTCCTCATTGAAAGCGCCCCACAGGTGCGTCATAACTTTCCCGCTACCTTTTGAGACGTATATGTTTCCGCCGAACGGCTGCCATGCCTGCTCAGCAAGCTTGGTAGTTGGGCACTCCTCCAGCTCTTCGCCAATAGAGCGCGTCAGAGCCTTCACCTGTGCCGATGCCTTCTCGTAGCGAATGGCTGCCTGCAATGCTTTCTGTTCTGCACTCATCGCCTCATCTCCCTATCCCGTTCGTTCCAGCCAGCCCGCCACTCTTGGCGCTGCTCGGCTGCTTCTGGTGTTATTCCGTAGCCCGGGCAACTGTTGATGCCCCGGCCTGCTTCTCGCGCCCAGCGGCCAAATTGGCGTGGGCTCAGAAGCTCACTACTCGATGACTCAGTGGATTCCCTCGCCATCCGATGAACCCTCGTTGCACCTTGTTGGCGATGAGTTTGTAGCGGAGGAAGTTTTCAACCGACTCCCGCTTCCACCCCACTGCCGCCGCGATCTCATCCAGGCTGCAGCGCTCGTTGTGCAGGGTCCGGATTACTTCTGACTTGCTCATCAGTGCGCCCTCCCGAGAAAGCTGGCGAGCTCAGCTGCGGCCTGCGCTGCACGCTCCGGGTTCGCCTTAATCGGCTGCTTCGTCAGCGCCAGCTGCTCACGCGGCGGCATCGCTTCCATGAACGCTGCGGGCGACGGCCACTGACGGCAGTTCTTGATCAGATTCGTGAAGGCCTTGCGGAAGCGCGGCGCGTCCAGCTGCTGGTCCCACACGCGGTCGTCAGTAACCGCCCGATGCCAGCCCATCGCCGTCCCAGCGATCATGTCCGCTGCCGGTGTCCGATCCAGACTCAAGCAGAGCAGCTGGCTCAGGCCGTCCAGAATTTCGTCGTGAATCCAGTTGGTTTCCATGCTTCATGCCCTGCAGTTGTTGGATTGCGGATAGGGTCTTGCTGGGGGGTGATGCGGGTTGGGCGAACCTGCCCGGCGCTGGTCCGGCGCGTTCGTTGGGTTTGAGCCAGTCGGCTTGCAGGCCCTGTGATCCCCTGGCGCACCAGATGGCGAGGAACGCGTCCAGCGCCATGCCAGCCTTGCGGGCCTCAGCCCTCGCCTGCTTGAGCACCGTCTCCGTAACCGGGGCTTTCTTGGCCTTGCGCAGTGCCGTCCAATCGGTCCACGTCTGCTCAGCCACGTCATCGGGACGAGCAACGGCGGGAGCACGCTTGCGTGCGCTCTCTTCTGAACGAAGTGAAGAAGAGTTATTGGTGTCTGGTGTCTGGAGAGCATTGCCTTCGGATTGCGTTGGCAATGCGTTCGCATTGCGTTCGCATTGCGTTCGCTTCGCTGGCTTACTCCAACGCGCCTCAGCACTCGCCTTGGCCTTGTTCTGCTTGTCCTGAAAGCGGGCGATCTCTTCGTCCGCGCGCTTGTTGTGCCAGCCGTCTCCCTCCAGGTGGAAGAACTCAGCCAGCACCGCGTCCACTGCAGCCAGCTCATCCGGGCTGCGAGCACCACAAAGCCTCGCCAGCTGCGCCACGTCCTCCGGGAGCGGCTGCTCCTGCAGGTAGTACCGGCGCAGCATCCGCGAGTAAATGGCGTCCTCCAACAACGACAGGTGCCCCGTCGCTGCCGCGTAGTCGCCGATGTGGTGCTCAAAATAGTTCACTGCATCAGCTCCGCAGCGCAGCGTTCGCAATGGATGGACCCTGCGACACGCGGGAATTCTTCACAGTGAGCGCAGGCCAACGTGACCTTGCGCGGCACAGGGCGAGCCAGCGCACGGCGCAAGGACTCGTCGATGTGCAGCTGCATGCGCTCGTTTGCGATATCGGCTTCGTCAGCCATTGCGCTCACCTGTCGGCCCCTTAGAGCCCTTGATTGGGACCACCACGCCGGGCGTCCTCGTTACCTTGTACCGACGTGCCAACTCAGCCTTGGAAAGCTCCTGGTGAGCCTCTGCGGCGTCTTTCAAGCCATGTGCTTCTGCGTAGGACGTGAGGCGCTTCACCTCGTCATCGGTGAAAAGCGTGTCTGGCTGCGCAGGCCCTTTTGAGGCCCTTTTTTGGCCCTTCAAGCTACGTCGCTCACATGGGAGGATTTCTCCCAACGAGCCAGCGCATCGAGAGTCAGCTGGCGCTGCAGGGTTGCCACCTGCAACCCGTTGAACTGGGCCACCGCACGCAGCAATTCGTTCTCCTCATCGCTGTAGCGAGATTTGATGGCGTTATCGCGAATGTGGGTCGGGTTGTCGTACATAAATCAATCCATTGAGGTGTCAGTGATGGTTGTTGCTACTACTGCTTTGAACGTTGTTTCGCTTGTTCGCTACGAAGGCGGGGTTTACGCAGTCCGCTGGAATGGCGAGCGCCATGTCGTGCGGCTTCTTAGGGAGGGCAAATGAGCCCCTTGGTACTTGGTGCCCGTCTGCCGGTAAGCTGGGCGGTGCGACCCAACCCAATCACTACCGGAGACGGGCGGGAAGTTGAGAGTCGCGAATTCGCCGTGAAGCCGAACGGCGGCTTCGTCATAGGCCAATGCCGCCTCAACTGCAGTTCGAAAGGATCCAAGCTTGTTGCGGACGCCGTTTACTCGAATCTCTGCCCGATAGCGATTATTCGCCGGGTCGTGATATGCACCACGGAAGCCCGTAGAGTTCTTGATCCTCGCATTGCGCATGTTCTCCGCGCGCGTACAGACGCGGATGTTCTTGCGACGATTGTCCAGGCCATCTTTGTTGATGTGGTCAACCTCCTGCCCCTTTTCCGGAGCAAGGAGGAACCGATGCATGTAGACACCCTTCCCGCCGATCGTCGTCCTGGCATAGGTCGTATGTCTGAACTTGATCGCATACCACCGGTGTTGAGCGATCGCCACCTCATCAATGGCATCAATGACCGCGAACCCGCCAGTCCCGCAGAGCGGAATGAGCACGGCATCGCGAGGTGGAGGAGTTCTGGTCATGCCTCCCTCCTCGGACCTTCGGGCCGAGCCAACCAAGCGTTGAACTCGGCCAGCCACGCGTCCTTATGGGCAGCCTCGGCCTTGGTTGGCTTGTCCAGCCAGGCCGAGATTCCACGAACCAGCAACCGGAGCCATACGCGTGGGTGGCGGAAATCCGTGGTCGGCTCAAAAGGCGTGTACTCAGACCACCAGTCGTTACGCATCTCAGCTCCCCCTCTTGCGGGTGCGGCGGGCTGGCTCTTGGCCGAAGACGTCGGGGCGGAGCGCCCTCGCCTGCCACTGCCTTCCCTGTGGAAGCGGCTCGTTGTCAGGCCACTGCCCAACAGCCTGCTTGGATGTTCCAAAGAACTGCGCCAGCTCGGTGTCCTTGAGGAACCCGAGGGCCGACTTCACCGCTTGTTTGGTCATGTCCATGGCGCGAGTAAATCATCATTTACCCGCAAGGTCAACCATGATTTACCGTGAATGGTCAATTATTCGCGACATGAACGAATCCATTGGTGAACGGCTCAGGAAGCTTAGGGGTCAGATGACCCAGCCCGAGTTCGCAAAGATTGCTGGCTCCAGCAAACAGCACGTCTCACGCATAGAGAAGGGACTGATCAAAGAACCTAGCCCTGCGTGGCTTGCAGCTTGGGCATCACACTTCAAGGTTCGGCTTGAGTGGTTGACCACCGGCCAGGAGCCGAAGGAGGCCGCAACGGTGCCGCCCCCTTCAGAAGATACGGACTGGGCCGACGTTACGGGCTACTCACAGGCTGCAGGCCTTGGCTCTGGCCCAGAGGCGCAGGAGTGGGCAGAGACGCACAAGCTCAAGTTCCGCCGCGACTCCCTGTCCCGGAAGCGACTCAGCCCTCAGCACCTGGCCGTCATGTATGGGTCTGGCGACAGCATGTGGCCGACGATCAAAGAGGGCGACGCCATCCTGTTCGACACCACCGACACCGTGCCGAAGAACAAAGGGGTTTATGTGATCCTGATCCCCGGCGCGGGCGCTGAGGAGTACATGGTCAAGCGCGCCATAGTCAGCAAGGGAGTGACGACCTTCGTGTCCGACAACCTGGATGGCGACCATGACTGGAAGGAGCCGAGGCCAATGGATGACGGGATCAAGGTAGTTGGCCGGGTCCGCTGGACTGGTGGCTGGATCAAGTAACCCCCAGCCCCGCACGCGGGGCTTTCCCTTATGCGCAGGAGGCGACATGCCAGACCGCCACATATCCACCTCCACGGCTTTCCGTCGCCTGATTCTGCTTCT